CAGCAAAGCCGGGAACCAGCGCCAAAGAACGGTAGGCATTGGAACCGTATGCGCCCCCGCCCGAGTCCACAGCACAGAAACAGTTGCTGCTAATGTAGTAAGGGGACCGCAGCCGCCACGCCCCCGCCGTTTCGGCGGCGGAATGCTTATAGGCAATCTTCGAATTTCCGGCCTTAAAGTATTCGTACTGCGCCTGACTACTCGGCTCACTGCTATTTGCGTAGGTTCTGGAACCGAACACTTCAAACTCTGCCAACAGCCACAGATAGTCGGTGGTCGCCGTCACGGCACTGGCCGAATTAGAGCCACCTCCGGTGTTATCCGTATACTTGGTGACGGACTTCATTACGGCCCTCAAATCGGCCGGCAGCGCAGCCAGAAGCGTGTTTGCTGTCGGATTGGTCGGGTCACTGGCAGCGCCCAGAACAGTAGATCTCATCTGGGTCTTAGCCCAACCACCGCTGTTTGTATCGCTGGTATTCATCGTGAACGCACCCGAAGTCGTGGTATAGCCAGACGGGTCATAGTAGCTATCCACGAGTCCCACAAACTTACCGCCGATCTTGCCCAACAGGAAGTGGATGCGGTTGCTGCCCTCCTTGCCGGAATTGTGGTTGAAACCGATGATAAAGGCATCAACTTTCAAGTTGGAGATCGTAGTTGCGCCCACCTTGCCATTAAGAGTGATTCTCTTGGTGTCGCCTACGGCCCAGTAGTTGGCGCCCTTATCTGCATCCGCCACCTTCTTGATGACCTTCCACTCGTTTTTGTCGAGCACCGGATTCACATAGTCCAGCGTCAGAGTATAGTCCTTATACTCCGTAGCGTTGATTGCCTCCGAGGTGCTGTCATCACCCTTGGTGGCGGTGATCGTCCAGCTTCCAAGCGTGGGCGGGTAGAGGGTGACGGAGCCGGTCTCATCGGAGCCAGTGATGGTGGCAGTCAGCGTGGCGTCGCCGCAAGAGGCAGTGATGGCGCTGCCGATGGGTGCCGTCAGCACCAGACGGCAGAAATGCACGGTCGCCGTGTAGGCTCCTCCGTTTTCGGTGACAGATACAGCGGCTGTGTCACTCTCCGCGTCGTCCTTGTGGGCGCTCACGGTGTAGGTGCCGGAGCGCTTGAGCTTGACCTGTGCTGTACCGGTGTCGTCTGCCGTGGCGGTGTATGCCTTGCCGGTGGGCAGGGCGGATGTGACGGTCGCCCCGGGTGCGGCAGTGACGGTCAGAGTTGCCGCAAAGTACGGCAGGGTCAGCGTGTACTTGCCGCCCACGGTCTCCACGTCGATGGTGTCATCCGTGGTCAGACCGGCCAGCTTGGCCGTGACCGTCCAAAGGCCCATACGGGGCAGAGCCACGGTGTAGCTGCCGCCGCTGTCTGCCGTGCCGGTGATGGTGCTCTTGCCGTCGGTCAGGGTCAGGGCGCTGCCTGCGGTCGTGGTGACGGTGAGCTTCGGCAGCGTATTGCCCAGCACCACATCAAGCGCCTGCTGCAAGTTTGTCGCGCCAGTGCCTGCTGTATCCTCAAAGGTGATATTTTTCGCCGTCAGGCCGTCTTTGAGGTTGTCCATCTTGCCTACCATCTCTTTGATGGCGGCCTGCACGCTGTCGGCTTCCAGACCGGCGGCAGGGCCGTCAAAAGAGATATTCTCGGCGGTGATAGCAGCAAAAAGCTCCTTGTGTGCCTCCGGGTTTTTGTCGTGCTCGGCAAGCAGCTTTCTGACCCACGCTTCTGTAGCAATGGCCGCCGGGTCTGCCGTCACGGTGACCTGCGCCGTGCCGGAGATGACGACCATGCCGTAAAATTCGAGCAGCAGATTACTCATCGCGGCTTCCGGGACAATCTCGAAGCCGTGGTCGTCCTGAAAGATGCAGACCAGAGCGTCGCTGCTGCTGTCATCCAGCTTGGCGTAGATGCCGATCTGATGCAGGGTATAGCCCTGCACAAGCCCCTTGTTGCTGATCTGGACTTTGAGCCGGTAGACCGTGTCGTCTCCCTCTTTGTCCACTGCGCTGTCCGCAAGGATGAGCGTCTGGCGCTGGTCTGCCACGCTGGTGGCCTTGGGCAGGTCGTCGGCAGGCAGGGTGCCAGCACCGCCCACCGCCCGGGTAAAGTTCATACGCTTGCCGGACATGGCTTCGGTCAGCATGGCCGTGCCAAGCTCAGTGTACGCGGATGTGTTCCAACTCATTTTTTTCAGCCCTCCAATCTCAGTGTTGCTTCTGTCTGCGCGTATACGCCTGCTGCTGCCGCCCCGGCAAAGGCCGTGGCCCTGCCGCTCTGCGGCGGTATCTTGCCCCGCACGCGGGCGCTCATAGTGCAGTACATCCCGCACGGAGCACCGGCAATATAAGCAGAAGTCAAATTTCTTGACGATATTTCATAAATAATCCTGTCCAGATGTGACCGCAAATTCTTGTAGCAGATGATTTTTCTGCAAATCTGTTCGTGTTTGGCAGTGTCGATATAATCCACCGGTATTCTGAGCCGGAAATGGTAAGGTGAACCGTCGTAATCAAACCATTCCTCGATGACCGGATTCGGATAAAGTGCCGCTATTGCGGCTTCCACTGCCGCTTTTGTTCCACGATGCCTATGCACATACCAACTGCCCTTGATTGTTTTGCGCTTTTCTTCAAGGGTATAAGACTTGTCATACCAATCTACAGCAAAGTCTTTTGCCAAAATATCCAGCAGGTCTTCCGGCAGTTCGTCGATGCGCGTGTAGATTTGACCGAGGTTGATTTCATCCAACCGCTGCTCCAGCACGTTGGCGATAGAGTGCGCCAGCGCAACCATCTTCGGGTCTTTCTGGAGTGCAAGCGGGAAGGAATCCATCATCCGCTCGGTGGTCAGGCCGTTATTCATCCTCGTACCCTCCGCTCTTTACAGCGACCGTGCCCACTTTTGCTACCTGCGGCACCTTGTCCGAGGTCAGGTCAACGGACGGCTTGCCATCTTCCAGCGGGGTGAAGACGGGCTGTTGCAAGTCCACGCGCTTGATGCCGACCTCCAACAGCAGATGCCGCAGCTTGTCCGGGTTGATATCCCTGCCCATCTTGCCAGACTGCCAGCTGATGTACTGCTGCACAGCCTCGTTTACGCGGGTTTGCGCATCCGCAGCAGAGATGTCTCCATCGCGGGTCAGGTAATAGGTCAGGTCGATGTTGTAGTTCACCACATCAGGATCACCAGAAATGACGTGGTCCGTCAGAGGCCGTACCTCATCGGCAGAGCAAACCTCCACCATCGCTTTCTTGGTTTCGTCCGGGGCAATGCTGCCATCATCCATGACGGCGTACAGGCAGACAGTGCCGGGGCTTGGGCTGTTCGCCACCACATCGGCGATTTTGGTAGACACGCTCTTCGCGAAATACTTGTAGCTGCCAACAGGCCCTGCGCTGGACCACGCTGCCTGACTATCAAGCAGAAGCTGGTAGAACTCGTCATCGTCCGGGGCATCGCTGCCGTTTGCGCTGGCCGTGACGTTGGAGCAGCCAGAATAGTAGTCGTACACATCAACAATGGTATTGATGTCGCCGACTGCAAAGTCGTTCCCGACAGTGCCGGAGGTCTGGCATACCACCGTAACGTCCGTATAGGTCGAACCAATAGGCACATATTCATCTGCCGTAGTTGCCCAATACAGCGAGGCGTTTGCGTCCGTGACGCGAGTGCCGGACGGGATGAGGATTGCGCTCTGCCGCGCCTCGCTGATATTGAAGCGCATGGTGCAGGTTGCCGCAGTGGGCTTTGGACGCTGCTGCAAGTAGAACAGCTCCGCCAGCGCATCCAGATTCTCGCCCTCTGCCCGGCTGGGCAGATTCTGGTTGTCAGCGTGGTTGTTGAGGGAACGCTCGTAGATTATCGCGTCCTCAATCCACGAGATTAACAGCCGTTCCGGGCTGCCGGGGCGCACGGATGTGCCAAAAAACTGCTCATACCCCGCACAGAGCAGCGCATCCAGTTCGTCAACGTCGGTGCTGATGAACTGGTGGTCTGCGGTACTACGCATTGATGCTCACCTCCACAACGGGAAGCATCGTTCCGGGGTTGTCCTTGGAGGATTTGAACGTAGTTCCCATATAAGTGGCTCTCGGTTCAAACCGTTCGATGGCTTCCTTGATGGCGGCGCAGAGCATAGGCTGCGCCACGTTTTCAGGGCGGTCAAGAATATCCGAGATGTCGATGCCAAACTCCCGGTAGCCCGGCACAGTGCCTTTCGGCGTGGATAGGATGACGGCGATGTTCTGCAGAACGCTGGCCACGATATCCTGCTCGCCGAGGGAAATGGCGGTCAGGTCATTTGCCGACACCAGATAATTGCTCATAAAATCGCCTCACTCTCTCGGATATTCCAGTAAAGTGACGCTCGCAGTAATCCATGTCGGAACGCCGAAAGCGTCTGTGTACTTGGTCTTGAATTTCACGGATTTGATGACCCACCGATAGCTACCGAAGACTTCGTTTCCGAGGACGAACGGCAGCGTCGTGTGATTATCGACATACCCCTTCAGAATCTCGCGCTGCTTGCTTGGAGCCACGCCAAGGTACGCCGAAAGTTCAATGTCGAACGTGATGGTGTCAGCATCCGTACCCGTAAACTCGGCCAGAGCCTTGCCTCCGGCACGCTGGTGGGTAGTGTATCTGGCAGACACGCTCTGCACCATGTCCTTGATGGTTTTGACGTAACCATCGAACACAGCAAAGATAATGCCTCCGAGGCATCCAACAATCACGGATATATCCCTCCCAACACGAAGCCGTCAGCGTTGAAGCACGGCAGGTACAGACAGATCACGATGTCATCAATGGCGGGCACCCACCACACCACATGGGACTTATGCTGGTGGTTAGTGGAGTTGTCCGCGCCCGTGACCTTTTCCTCCTCATCCCAAATCTGGCGGGTGCCGTTCTGGGTGTTGAGGATTTTCAGTGTATACGGAGACGGGTGCGTAAACTGGTGGTCATGCTGCCCAGCCTCCTCGGTGTACACAATGGCCTTGTAGTGCTGCATCACAGGCAGCCAGCCGGAAGTAATCCCGGTGTCCTCGAACTTCACGCGCACAAGGCGTTTTTTCTTGTTCACATCGGTGACTTTCCCGATGCGAACATCGACGTTCACGTTCATCAGTAACCTCCCAGCGTATGACGGCCAGTGACTTGTGTGGTGTACCCGCCAGAGCCGGATACTGTGTGCTTAGACTGCTTCACGATGTACTTGCCATCCCACGGTCCGAACTGGTCAGCGTTGAACGTCAGGCCTGCCACCTTGCCCGGATCGCCCGGATAGGTAAAACTCACCTGACGTTCATACTTGTTGTAGAGCCGGAGTTTCTTTGCAGCCAGTTCTTTCGCCTCTGCCTTGCTCGTGACCGGGGCGTAGACTTCCAGCTGCTGATTGGTCTTGCTCTTGGCATCATAGTCCTTGACATAGGAAATGCCCTCGATGGCCTTTCCGTCCGGCCCAACATAAGACACTCGGCAAGACGCGTACTGTGTTCCAGCCTGACCGAGCGAATGGCTATACTTGATATAGCTTTTGTCGCCCATCACGGTAGTCCACACAGCGTCCTTGCCCTCGTACTCCTGTTGGTCGAATATGACGATCTTGCCGTCGGTGCATTTCAGTGACAGCCCTGCATCGTGGCAAAGCTGCTGCAAGAAATCAATGTCAGAGCAGCGGTACTGCTCCACACGCTTGTACTCTGGGTCTTTCTTTGCGAGAAACTGGGTCGTCATGCCGTTCTTAGATGCCATTTCATTGGCAATGCCGGACAGCTTGTACTTTTCCCAGCCCTTGCTCTGCTTGGTCTGCCGGATCTGGCTCGTGTAGGGCAGCCCAATGGCCTTGATGGTGATAATGCCGGGCGGTCCAGACGCAACCACGCTGTCCAGTTCAAAGGTTCCACAGTCCAGTGCTTCATCTTTGCCATCACTGCGCCAGTTGCAGGCGGTGATTGTAGCCCGGATTTTCAAGCTTTCTTCTCCGCTGCCGGAGGAGGAGCCAGAAGAGCCGCCGCCAGACTTTCCGGAGATCTCGCTGGCATCCACCCAGCCGTAGACGCGAGATGTGCCATCGGTGTGGATGACGTGGTACGGATGAAGCGCGCCCTGCTTGATGATGGTGATCTTGGCAGGTCCAGCCTTTGGGTTGCCATTTGCCTTTTTATCAGTGGATGCCTTATAGTGCGGACCGCCAAGGAACTGCACCACATCGCCGACCTTGTAGCCATCGGAAGATGCAGCCGATACATCGCCGTCTATCATCTTCTGGAGCCAGTCGGTCATCCAGACATCCTCACGGTCTTGGAGTTTGATTTGCAGGTCATCGCTGGCATCTTCCTCGTTGTCCGTAAAGGACAGGGAGAGCAGGTAAGGAGCGATGCTGCTGGTAATATCCACACCGTCAAACTCCACCGTACACTCGGCATGGCGGGCAGTATTTTCATCGCTCATGTGACCACCTTCTTCCACGGCGGCAGGGTCGAACTGGTCTTTGTTTCGATTTCCGGGAGCGTCAAAACGATTCCGGCAGGAAACTCAAAATAGTTCAGATACTGCGAGTTCGCAGCCATCAGGCGGGCCGCAAGGGAGCAGCTGCCGAGCTGCGTGTATGCCACGCTGTCCCAGCGGTCGCCCTGCACGGTGGTGTAGGTTTTGCTCATGCGTAACCCCTCCTGAAATTATCGGTGTCGTTGTCGCTCACGATTTCCAGGACAGCTTCCCGGAGGTCGTCATTCTGGGCGTTCAGGACGCTTCGCAGTTCATCCGTATCTCGCATACCGTAGATGTGGTAAACAGGCGCAACGGTGATAGGCGCCGCGCTGCTGGCGTTGGAGCCACCAGATGCAGAGCCGCCGGGCAGCTGCACTTCCGTAGCGTAGCGGGTTTCGCCGCCGTTGAAGTAGACCGAATTGCCGCCAGTGACAGTTTCTACATATCGGTTGTACTCCTCACGCAGAGTCTGGGCTTCCTGCTCCTCACGGATGGCATCCCGGACAGCGGACAGGTCAATCGCATTTGTGCTGGTGATCTGTTCCAGCTGTCGCGCCTCGTTGAACGCTGCGCGGGTTTCCGGCGCAGTCAGCACGGTTTCGCCGCCGTTGAAGTAGACCAGCTCCGGGCCGTTCTCACCAACGATGGCAAAGCCCGGCGCAGCGGATTCCGTGCCGACTGCATAGCCGGGGATGTTTCCGTTCTTCTGGTCGATGTTGTAACGCTTATTCGCCCCGGCCAGCGCATCAGAGGCAGCGTTCGCCACCTTTTCGTATGCCTCCTTGACACGAGGCATCATGCCCTCTGCGCCATCGATAAAGCCCTGAACGGTGGACTGTGCGCTCTTCATGGCCTCGTCGTTCAAGTCCATGTCGGCCACACTGTCGGCTACGTTCTGCGCGATCTCGTCCATGGCATTGCTCATGCCGGTTTCGAGGTCGGCCATGCTCTCGCTGGTGGTTTTCTGCGCCTCCTGCAAGGAACGGTAGTTCTCGACCATCTTTGCGAGGTCGGAATCCGACGCAGCTGCCATTCCGGCGATGGCGTTTACAGAATCCTTGCTGCCATCGGCGAAGCTGGCAATAACGTCGCTCAAACCGTCAATGTCAGCAGCACGTTCGGTCAGGTTTTCGAGGTTCTGGTTGTAGTTGTCCCAGTAGGTGATTTGGCTTTCCAGCGCGGAGTTTATGCTGGATGCAGAGGTGGCGACGACCTTCTCAGCGGTATCCCACAGGTCATACTGCTTGCTGATGCTGTCATAGGCCGCATTGTAAGCGTCCGTGTATGCCGAAACGAGTTCCTGAATCTCCGCCTCGGCACTGTTGATAACATCGGTGACGGCCTGCTCCTGTGCAGCCACATCGTTTGCGCTGCTGGCGGCATCCTGCTGCGCTGCGTTCAGGGAATCGACTGCATCCTTGGCTTCCTGATACTCGGCCTCAGCTGCATCGATGGCTTCCTGATCCTTCTCCACGGCCTCGGTGTAGTTTTCGACTTCATGCCGGGCAGTGGCGAGGTCTTCCGAGTAGCCCATGTACTCGGTGCGCAGCTGCTGCACATCCTCGCCCATTGAACGCCAAGGAATATCCTGGACTGTGCCATAAGTGGACTTGAATTGTTCGTCCGTCATGCCGAGCGTGGAAAGCAACTTGCTGTAGGTTGCGTCCATGCCGGCATTGGATTTTTCAACCTTTGCCTGTGCAGCAGCCAGCTTCGCTTCATTCGCCGCACTTTCGACCAGCACATCGTTGTACTGCTCGTAGATTCCGTTCAGGTACTCTTGCCGAGCCTGCGCTTTTACATCGTCCGCATAAGCATTCGCGTGCTGGCGCAGAGCTTCGGTGCCTCCCTTGATGGAATCCGTTTCAAGGTCAATATCATCCGCAAGACTGGGCACCAGTGCAGACAGACGGGCAAGGGTATCGTGATACTCGGCGTTCCCGGCGGTGTTGCCGTTGGTGGCAGCTTCGATGGCCTCCAACTTGCTGATGTACTGGTCAGCGACACTGGCAGTAGCTTCCATGTTGGACAGCGCGGAATGGTAGGTGTCGCTGACCTCGTCCATGCTACTGCCCATATCGCGGGCTGCGCTGGTCAGTTCTCGCACATGCGGGACACCGTCGTCTGCTGCGCCAGAAATTCCACCGATTACGGCAGCGAGAGCCGTTCCCGCAATGACAACGCCCGCAAGAACAGGAGCCGTCACTCCAAGGGATGCAGAGAACAGGCCCATAGCTGCGCTGCCAATTTTTATTGCCGCAGATGCGGCAGTCATAACGCCAAGGAGCCCCCCAAGGGCGACAGTTCCGGCTGCAACCGCCTTGACTACACCGGGATGTTCCTCAATGAAGCCCTGCATCCAGCCCAGAACTTTAGCCCCGACATCGTACAGCTTGGACAAAGTCGGGGTCAAATCCTCGCCGATGGCGATTTTCAGGCCGTCAGCGGCAGACTGCATCAGAACCAGCCTGCCGTTCATGTTGTCCAGCATGGTGCCCGCCATCTTGTCGGCAGATCCGGCGCAGTTGTTCAGGGCTGCGGTGTAGTCCGAGAACGACTGCCCGCCCTCGGCTGCGGCCTCGCTGCATCCGGCCATGATGGTTTGCAACTTGGAATACTGGTTTGTGCCAGCGATGGTCTTGGCAAGGTTGGCCTGCTCCTGGTCGGTCAGGTCGCCCCAGACCCCGGCAATCCCGGTAAGGATGCTGGACAGGGACTGCATATTGCCCTGTGCATCGTAGATGTTCACGCCGTAGGTCGCCAGCTCGTCACCGCACTTTTTTGTGTTGGTGGCAAGGCGTGTGAAGATGGCGTTCAGGGCTGTGCCAGCCTCGCCGCCCTTAACACCGGCATTGGCCATGGTAGCCAGAACTGCGGTAGTTTCCTCGACAGAGTAGCCGAGGGAGGTGGCGGTGGATGCGCACGCCTTGTATGCCTCGCCCAGCTGAATCACGTCCGTGTTGGAGTGAGCCATGGCGTAGGCCATCACATCGACAAAGTGCGTGGTGTCAGAGGCTTTCAGACCAAAGGCGGTCAGATAGTCGGTGACAATATCCGATGCCTGCGCCAAGTCCATGTTGGCAGCAGCAGCCAGATTCAGCACTGGGCTGATGCCCTCCAGCATAGACTGGGTGTTCCAGCCTGCCAGAGCCATGTAAGACAAAGCATCCGCAGATTCACCGGCGGTGAACTTGGTGGTTGCGCCCATCTCCTTGGCCTTGTCAGACAGGGCTTCCAGTTCATCGCCGGATGCACCGGACAGGGCTTCGACGTTGCTCATGGATGCTTCAAAATCACCTGCGGTGTTGATGCAGTCCATGTATGCGTCTTTGATTTCGTTGAGGGCTTTTGCGATGCCAGCCGTGGCAAGTACAGATTCAACGGCATCGAGGGCTTCGACAGATTTCTCGCCGAAGCCCTTTGCGCCCTCTCCGGCCTCGTCCATGGTCTTTTTGAGGTCAACCTGCTGGTCTTTCAGCTTATCGACCTCGGTTTCCAGCCGAGTGGTTTCCGCTGTCAGCTGCGTGGTGTCCACGCCAGCTTCCCGCAGGGTGTTCCCGGTGGCAGCCAGCCGTTGCTCATAGGTGTGCAGGGAGGCCGTGGTCTTGTCGATCTGCGCCTGCTTGGAAATCAGCTTGTTTTCCAGCGCAGAGGAATAGCCCTCGGTCTCCTGAATCTCTTTCTGGATGTTATCGTACTGCTGCTGCAAGACGGCCAGCCGCTGCTTGGTGGAGTCAACGGCCTGCTGCTGCTTCTGGTACGCAGTTATGTCGGACTGTACCTTGTTCAGCTGCTGGATTCTGTTCTGCGTTTCCGCGAGAGCGGACTGCGCAGCCTTGAAGGTGCTGGAGAAGTTGCTGTTCTGTTTGGCGGACAGGTTGAACAGCAACTCCCATTCTTTTCGAGCCACTACTTCGCCTTTCTCGCCTTTTCGCGCTCGGCAACAATGGCATTGTTGGTATCAATCCATTGCCGCAGTTGATACAGAGGCATTGCAAGCCAGTATGGTGCAGGGGTGTTGTTTCCCTGCGCCATCAGAAGGGCTTGCCGCCGCAGCCACTCTCCACCATCATCAGTTACGCATCCGACAGCATCAAAAAATTTCTTGCTTTGGTGCGGATGGTGTTGTAATCCCGAATGCTCATTGCGCCGATAACGTCAACACCGATGGGCTGCGTACACGCCCGGCAGGCCATCCGAATCAGATAGCCCGCACTCATGCTCGGCACGATAACCGGCTGGCGCAGAGCGGACATCTCGGCCTCGATTGCAAGCGAATCATTGCCAGTCAGCTTGCCGAAGTCAAACGTCAGGGTGTCGTACTTCTTGCCCTCATACTCAAACGGCTGAATGAGCTTGTGGACGTACACATAAGGGTCAGTGGCAGCTTTATTCGCAGCGGCGATGGCTGCATCGTACTCCTTATCGCTGATGGTGGTGTTCATAGCGGCTGCTCCTTTCGCAGTTAAAAAATAGGCCGGAGCCGCAAAATGCAGCCCCGGCATAACGATTGGCTCTGATTACTTGCCCAGCACCTTACGGACAGCTGCCAGATAATCCGTGCCGTTGATGTAGCAAATGAAGTTGGTGGGGTCCAGTTCACGCACCTTCTTGCCATCGAGATAAGTTGCCCAGTAGCGGACAGCGTACTCACTAGACCCGTTGGCGGGAGTTGCCGGGGCGATAGTGCCGCTCTTGGTAGACTTCGGGATGACGACCATGACGTGCTTTTCGGAACGAACATCAACGGTGCCGTTGATGTTGTCCTCGTACTGGTTTGCCACACGGAGGTCAATCTGATGGCGGCGAATCTCTGCCAGTTTGACCGACTGCGGCGTGGTGGTACGGAAGTTCAGGCCAAGGGTCATGGCGTCCAGATGACCCATGATGATAGCCTCGATGTTGCCGCCAATGCCAGAGCCGGAAACGGTCTGGGTCAGCATGGTAACATCGGGCAGAGTGACCTGTGCCATGCCTTCGTATTCGATGCTATCCTCATAGACAGCAAAGTTGATAACAGACTGGTCCATAGATATACCTCCTCTTTAGGACTGGAGTGCGCTGGTCACATAGTCAGCGTCATACTCCAGCACGAAGTCAATTTCCTGCGCCGGAGAGGGCGGGGTCATGTAGACGTGCAGCTTGATTTTGCCCGCCATCAGGCTGGTCAGGGGGTTCTCGCTTTCCAGCATCTCCACGCGGGCGCCCAGCAGGTAGCCTGCGCCAACCAGACCATTCAGCCAGATGTTTGCGCTGTCCAAAATGGTATCAACCAGTCGACGGTTCATCGGCTTGTCCAGCTTAGACCAGAAAGTCTTGATAAGCGTGTTGGAAACATAGTCGAACATCCGGCTGATGGGGATGAAGTAGTCCTTCACGTCAGTGGACTTGGGGTAGCAGCCAGTGTGGTTGCCCCATGCGGTCCAGCTGCCCATGAAGTTCAGGAACGTGCAGATGCCAGCAGCATCGACCACGTTTGCCTGATTGTAGGTCAGGTTGATGGCTGTACCGTCATCGTCGCACAGACCGTTGATGTGGACGGTCTTGTTGGAAGGGCTCTCGTAAGGGATGCCGCCATTGTTGGTGTCGGTCTCCGCGAGGCAGCCCGCCATGACGGTAGAGCCGTGGAACTTCAGATCGCCCAGAGTGCCGTTAGGCCAGCACAGAATGGACTTCTGGTCGTAAGTACCAGTGTTCTTAGCATTCACTGCGGCAGTATGGGTCTTTGCAGAAATGTCCACCAGAGCCTTGCCAGAGAACATACCGTTGATGGAGCCCGCCTTTGCAGCCAGCGCAGCAGCAACGGTAGCCTCCTTGGAGAAGCCGGGTGCCATAATCAGGTCAGGCACAATACCGAACATAGTCAGGCAAGCCTCGACCTGCTCCACGGCAGCTGCCACAGCCTCGGCCTCAGCGTTTTCCGCGAGCGGCAGGAAAATGACCGGCTGGCAAGCGCACAGCTTGAAGTGATAGTACATCACCTCGCAAACAGTGAACTTTGCCCAGTCGTTGTCATAACCCAACTGTTCCTCTGCTTCGGTGTAGCTGGTGCACAGCACAGGGGTGCCAGCGGTTGCAGCGGTGCCAGTTGCCTTGGACAGCGGTGCCGTACCGATGACAAAGGGGATGCCGCAGGTTGCGGCGTTCGGGGTCGCCACGGCGGTGTCGGCGCGGCTGACGTTAATACCATGATCTGCCATAGTATGTAATCCTCCTTACTTGGATTTGGCGAGCATCCGGGCATACGCAAGGATAGCCTCGCCGCGTGCTTTTGCCTTTTCAGGCGTAGTGTTCAGTTCGGCCACATCGATGATGAAGTCGGCCACGCCGGGATATTTCTCGGTGGCGATTTTCACATCGTCACGATTCACCGCCTCCGCAGCAGCGCAGGGGTAAATCGTATTTTTCTGGATATAGCCCAGAATGGACGGACCGACGTAAATGGAAACGCCGGGCTTGCTCTGCGCAGGCTCGGCGTTCACGGTAGTTTCGGCGGGCTGTTCCGCCGCGGTCTTTTTTACCGCCATAATTTAATGTCCTCCGTTTGCTGCACGGTCGGCAGCTTCCAGTAGGTAATCATCTCTCCGGCGTAATACGGTTTGGTTTCCTCGTCGTAAGGAACACTTTCCAGCTTATGACCGGGAGACAGGTCAAGCGCAAACTGATACCGATGCTTTCCATCGGTGCCAGTGCCGCCTACCTTGCGGACTTTGAGCAATTCCACACGAAACTGCTCCATCATGTTCAGGAGAGCGAGGTCGCCCTCCTGTTCATCCGGGTTGTAGCAGCAAAAGATAGAGCGCACAGAAACCACCGTGCGCTCCTCGCTGCCGGGCTGCTGCTCCGTTTCCAGCGGAATGACCCGATGGATGATGTACGGAGCTTTCTTCTTGGCTGAACGGCTGTCGGGCAGCCGCATCAAGTAAACTTCCGGGGCACGGTAGGCCTGTTCGGTATCGCCCTGCTGCATAGCTACCGGGAGAATCATGTCAGCCATGATTTTCTCCGTGAATGCTTTCAGCTGCTCAAGCAAAACAACGCTGGTCATATCAGACACCCCATCCGTTCAAAATTCGCGTGATTTCATGCTCAATGCGCTCCTCGTAAGTGGATGCCATTTTCTCCTCGATGGAGTCCATAACATTCTCGTTGGAGTACATCATCTGCGGGGTGGCAGGGCCAAACAGCTCCTTGACCGGGAAACGTTTTTCTCCTTGCCGCTCATAGATGCCATAGTGAGAGCCCATCTTCGCCTCGAAAGCGTGGTCCAGTGCCTGTCTTGCGCCGGACTTCTTCACGCGAGTTACCACGCGGCCGCTGCGGTCCACCTTGGTATCGAAAACTCTAAGGGGGATGACGCTGCCACGGTAGCCGAAGTTGATAGAAACCTCGCCATTGCTGCCCCGCTGGATGTTGTTGATATTCTTTGTGCGGTTGGAAAATTCGCTGCTGCTGATGGCATACTCCTGCGTGACTGCCCGTTTCGCCACCGTTTTTCCGGCGGCAGCGGCGCGAGCCAGCGCAGATCCTACAGCACGATTGGCACCTCCGGGAATTCCGGCGAGGAGGGCAGACACCCGGTCAAATCCTTCCTCTGCAATGTCAACGGTGATGCCAGCAGCTACACTGTGCATCATGGTGTCCGTTGTCACATCACTCATTCGTCAATCGCCTCCAGTTCCACCCGCAGCATCCCCATCTCGCAGACAGAGGATGCCACATAGTAGTTTCGGACGAATCCATCCTCGTCAATGCCCAGCTTGCAATCCTTTTCAGGCTGCTTTCCACCGAGGGATGCAATATTGCAGTGCAGCACCCGGCTGACCCGGTACAGACCCTGCGCATGGTCGCTGATGGCCTGACGTACACGCTCCTTTTCAGAGAGGCCTGTCAGAACCAGAGAAACGTCAGGGTATTCCTCTCCATCATAGTAGACCGTGTGCGTTTCGGCGAACTCATCCAGATTCAGAAAGACGCTGTTCAGGTCTTCCTGCACAGCGTCTTTAAAGGCACTCACGCCGTGGGCATCGCAGCTGCCAGTTCAGGACCATCGGTGCACTCGTCACCGGGCACAACGTCCTCGGCGCAGATAGCCTGAATGAGTGCGTCCTTGGTCTTGAGCTGCTTGGTGTCGATGCCCATATCCGCAGCCAGCTTTTTCAGGTTGGCAACGGTCATATCGTGCAGCTGGTCGGGGTCGAGGTGTGACGTCTCAGAGCCATTCTGCGAGGCTTCGGCTGCGGGGGTGTCGTTACCTTCCGCAGTTGCCGGAACGTCCGCAGGGGCGGTTTCCGGGGCAGTGGGCGCAGAAAACGCGCATTTCGCCACACCCAGCCCGATAAGGCGGGCCGCTTCGGCATCGCTGACCTCGCACCGCTCGCCATGCGCAACAGTGTGAACGCCAGTCTTGGTGGGGCAGCCGTAGCCACCGCAAAGAATTTCAACAATCATCGGTGTACTCCTTTCAGGTCGGACTTAGCCGACCATGTTCTTGGCGCGAATCCACGGAATGTAGTTCTTGGGTGCAGCCAGAGGACGAGACTTCAGGGCGGTCTTGCGAGTGTCGTTTTCCTGATCGATGCTGAACTTCGGAACACGGCGGCCAGAAATGGTGGACTGGATGGTGTCGCCGTAGTTGATCTGAGTGATAGCACCATACATCAGATGGCCGCAGCCGGGAGCCGTAATCACGGCATCGGTCTTGGGGAAGTAACTCTGCTCCTTGTCGGTGGAATCCACATAGGTTTCATCAACAGAAATCAGATTCAACTTGTAGCCGCGGAAGTTGAGGGTGCCACCGTAGACAACACCGTCGTATGCGCTCAGCTGCTGCTCAATCTGGCCGATGATGATGCCGGAATTCTTATCCAGCAGACGCTGAACCTTTTCGAGATTCATCACTGCGTCATAAACATCAGCACCCAGCAGCAGGTCGGCAGCGCGCAGACCACGCTTGGACAGCATCCGGCACATAGCCGGAACGTCGCCAAAGAAATTGCCACCTTCCTCGTTCCACTTGTGGGCGGCAGTGTAGATGTGGTCGTTCTCGTGGCCGGGATTGTAGAAATTCACGACCTTTGCCTCGCCCTTGGTCACGTTGTCGAGCATCTCCTGCATGACGCATCCGTTGTCCAGCATGGTCTGTGCACACATCCACTCCTCGGTGCGGACGATACGGCCATCCATGTCAGCCAGATCGTTCTGGACCAGTTTTGCGGCACGCTGGGCAGGGGTGCTGTTGGCATAGATGGCCTCGCCGAAGCCACGCTTCGTCAGGTCATCAGAGGTTAGAGGACGGCTCACACCGATGGACGCAGGCTCAAACTCGTGGATCTCGTAGCCCATGCGATCCATCGGGATTGCGCCGACACGAGGCGACACAAAGGCTGCCATCTTGCGGTCGCCGTCCATGTACTCGGTCAGCACCTTGTTGGAGCTGAAGATGTCGCCCTCCTCCGTGGGAAAGTAGCGGTCACGGAAAAAAGTCTGCTTGGGCACAATGCGCTTCTGCACGGCCATCAGGGTATAGGTGTCAAAGAAATTCAGTTCAGCAGGCATTGTTATATCCTCCTTACAGTGCGGGTGCAGCGGCCTTGAAGACGATGCCACCGTTGCGCAGGGCATCCTTGTCGGCCTCGGTCATGGTGTAGCTGTCGGCCACGGTAACCTTGTTGGAATTGAAGCAGCCCATCAGGTACACCGGGGCAATCACGTCGTCAGTGGTACCAACGGCCACGTCATCACACAGGATGCAGTAAGCGGTAAGCACCTCATTACTGGCAGCAGCGGTGCCCAGCACGACCAGCTTGTTATCGCCAGCAGTGCCGCCGGACTTAGCCAGAACGGTGCCGCGCTTGATGGTATCGGCCTTGGACAGCTTGCGGATGGTGCCGCCGCTGACAACCAGCTTGGGGTTGATGTCGGCAATCAGGCCATCAAATTCCATGGTGCCGAGAGATTTGCTCAGTTCGCTCATAGTAGTGTTCCTCCTCACTTCTTGTCATCGTCGAGCAGTTCGGCAACGACCGCTTCGGCATCAGCCATGCGCTCGGCCTGCGTCTTGGGCACGTTACCCTTTGCATCGGGCAGAGATTCCGGGCTGCCGGATGCAGACGCACCCGGAACAGCCTCCACGCTCTGCGCGCCAGATGCGGCGTTGTCCGCTGCCAGATTCTTCAGGAACTCGTGACCCTGCGCAGCAGCAGCCTTGGCGGCGCGGAATGCCAGCTCGCGAGCATCGCAAGCGGTCTCGCCGTACTTAGCCTCCTGCACCAGAGCGGAGTCAAACAGGCTTGCCACCGAATCGATTTCGGCCAGACGGTTGCGCTCCGCGCTCACGGCTGCGTCAACTGCGGCCTGCGGGTTTTCCGCTGCGGGGGTTGCAGTGGTGGGATTTGCATTGTTTGCCATAGTGGATTGTCCTCCTTCGTTGGACTGGGCGGCGGGTGCCGCCGGTGTATTTGCAGCAGCGGATGCAGGTGCAGCCGCTGCTGCCATAGGAATGTTGTCGGGCAACTTTACGCCCGGCATCAGGCGCAGGGCGTGACCATTTGCGTAGATGGTCTGACGGTCTGCGCTTGCGGAGATCGCAACGGGTTCAGCATCATCCAGCAACTCATTGGCGAAGCCTTTTTCGATGGCCTCCTTGCCCGTCATATAGGTTGTGTCGCCCATCATGTGCAGCAATACGGTTTCAGACAGACCAGTCTTCCGCTTGTAGATGGCGACTTGGCTCTTGTCCCATGCGTCGTTGGCTTCCGCAGCCTTGCGAAGTTCGTCAGCATTGAGCGCGCCTCGAATGGGAGTCCAGCACTTGTGAATCATCACAAGGCTGGAAGGATTCACCTTTACCGTATCGCAGGCGCACATGATAAGACTGCCGCCAGACATGGCCACGCCGTCCACAATGCAGGTCAGCTTCGTGCCCTTTGCGGCCAGTTCGCGCAGTCTGTTGTGAATCAGGATGGAAACGCCCGCATCGCCGCCCAGACTGTCCATGCGGATGATGATCTGCGGGCAGTTTTCGACCTGCTGCAAGTCCGACAGGAACTCGCTCTCGATGATGTACTGCCCCGGAATCGGCTTGTCAGTCCACCAGTCGATGGGCTGCGTTTCCACGATTTCGCCGTACATAGTAATATCCGCGGTCTGGCCGTCAGTGCTGGCCATTGCATAACAAGGCCGCAGGATATTCACCTGCGGTGCGTCATTCGGTTTGGGCATTTTGCTTACCTCCCTGTGTCGTAATGCTGGCGGTGGTTTCGATTGCGCCCTCACGGCCAGCTGCTTTCAGCAGCTCATTTTCACGAGCCAGCTGTTCGGCGTTTTCGGTCCAGTCGCCGCCGCCCATCTCAAGGGTGACCTGTTCGTGGGTCTTAAAGGCGTGGTACGTCTGGAGAATGGCTGCATTGACTTCCTTGTCGGGGTCAAGACTGCCCTGCACAGGGCCAATCCAGCGGGCACCGCACCATGCAGCACGGAGCAGCGGGTCATCAAAAAAGCCCGGAGCGATTACTCGCCCACGGGCTACGGCCTCTGCCAGCCAGATTTCATACGCGGGCTGGCAGAAGCTGTCCACCAGCCATGTGCGGCGCATCTTGAACGCCTCCCATGCTTCCAGCAGGGCAGCGCGGCTTGCCGAATAACTGGCATTGAACTCTTTCAGCAGCAGTTCATACGGCATCTCGATGGCTCCACCCATCAGCTTGCACATCGTCCGAACGAACGTATCAAAGCCCGCAGTCGGGAGATTCGGATTTCCAAACTTGACATCCTCGTCTTGGCCGAGGTGAAAAACCTGACCGGGCCCCATCTCATATTCGGAATCACTGTGGCTGACATTGCTGGCCTGTGGATTATCCACAGGAACACCGCCAAGGTCACCGCTTCCAGTTTCGCTGAATGGAATGCCGCTCTTGGACGTGTTGGTGACGATCCACGCCGTGAAGTAGCTCTGGACCAGTGCTGCAATCAGTTCCGATTCGGTGTATCTGCGCAGCTGGAGCAGCGGTTCGATGATGGGCGCAATGAGCGGAACACCACGGTACTGGTCCGGGCGTTCCGATTCCATGATGTGCAGGATCTGGGGTAGCCCGGTAGTTGCGCCGACGGCCTCTACCCGCTGCCATGTGGTCGTATCGCCCTTCCATTCGTGCGGGTAGGTGTTTCGCACCCAGTAGGCCACGATTGCACCGCTGCTGTCTACTTCCACGCCGTCATAGATTTTGTTTCCGTTGCTGGGGTTCTTGCCCTCGGTGTAGCCCAGACCATCCAGCAGACCGCCGCACTTGTCCGGGGTGGACACTCGGTCGGCCTCCACCAGCTGCAGCCGCAGGCCATAGGGATGCAGCTTGTCCGGGTTGCGGATTTTCACCACGGCGAACACGTCGCCGCTCATGAGCCAGCTTTTCAAGGCCAGCTGCTGCAAGCCGTAGAAGTTGTTCAGCCCCATGGCATCGCAGCTGCGGCGGTTCTCCGCCCACAGCCGGAACTCAGCCTCGGTCTTGGTCTGCCATTCTTTGGCCGCCTCCGGGGAAAGCCCCAGCACATCCCGGTCAATGGTTGCTTTCAGGTTCAGGCCAGTGCCGACCACCTTTGTGCGGTTGGTGTTGATGGCACTCGTGGCAATCGGTGCGCTCATGTAGAGCATCCGGCTGCGCTGCCGCAGGGTATCGGCGTTGTCGTGTATATCGCTGCTCGGCGAGTTGCTGTTGGGGAAGAATGCCCGCAGCGCGCGCCGCTTGTGGGATGCGCCCGCTTCGCTGTATCCGCTGGCTTGCGGTGCAGCAGTGACGCGGTATCTGACGCTCAAAAGTAATCGCCTCCGTAAATTTCAAACTAAGCGGGCTGGCTGGGGAAAGGAGTAAAAAGCAGCCAGTCCGCGGCAAAAGCCCAGATGGGCTGTCACCCTAAAAAATTACCAATCGCGCGGAATAACGGCAAATGCCTTGCGGGCACTCTGGCCGTTCAGCAGCGCAGTCAGTTCATCGACTTTTTCCTCGGCATCCTTGATTTCATCGCTCAATTTGCCGAGGTCGAGGCGTGTAAGTTCCCGGTCATCAAGACGGTAGCTTTTCACGCCGCCGGAAAGCAGCTTGTTGTAGGCCAAATACAGGTTGTCAAGCCGCTGTGTGTGGAACTCCAGCCGCTTTTTGATGGTCACGGTATCCATACCTCACACCTCACCAGTCGTCTAAAAGTTTCTCCCGCTTCCTGCCGGTTGGCCGGGAGCGGGAGATGGGTTGTTGAATATTTACTGCTGCCGGGGTATCGACTACCTTGCCACGCTGCTGCTTTAGCCTGCGGTCAATGGCATCTAGGTCTTTTGGCACGACCTTGTAAGCTGCCAGAGCGTAGTTCCGACAGTCTAAAGGCTCGTTGCGCTCGTGGCCGGAGATTTTATCCCACTGCCATGGGTTTCGGTGCCCCTCTTTGTAAATCAAATGTTCGGACAACAAGCCGTTGAAATATCTCGGACCGTAGTCATCCCGGCGCGGGAAATGGCAATATCGAGCTCCCGGCTCCTGTACTTTCAAATCGTCCATGATGATTTGCTTTCCAGAGTCAACACCTATCTGGTATTGCCAGCACATCCCAACGTACTTGTTTTGAATCGTGATTTTCTGCTGCTTTGGCGGAGCCGTAAAAGGCTTATCTGGGCCCGGCATACCTTTGATGCAGAAAACCTTTTTGCCGATTCGGTCGTGGCAGCGCATACGCACATCCTGCGTAAAGTGTCCGCCTTCGTCTACGAACGAAATGGACACAGTCATCTTCAATCCATCAGAGAACTTTAGCTGCCTATCAAAAACCAGTTCATCCAGCTGCTGCCAAACTTCATCACTGTCCGGGCGGCCCATAACAATGCCTTTTTCGATACCCCATGTTTCCCCGAAGTGGCCGAAGCCCACGATCTCGTACTCCATGCGATCATCTTGGGTATCAATGCCAGCGGTCAAGAACAGCACGCCATCCGGCAGTTCCGCCGGGTATTCCTCCCTGCGGCCCAACATGGTGTCTTCATCCTGCACATCGCCGCGGTCTTCCCACAGCAGCCCAAGGCGGGTGTTGTAGACGACCTGCATCTTCTTGGTATCGCCCAAGGCGTTCAGGTATTTCAGCACGGTGTCTTTCCATGCAGCCCACTGCGAAACAAAGCTGTTCAGCCAGAAGCTGCGGATGCCGTTCTCGTAGGCTGCCGGGTTTTCGGCCTGCCAGTGAGCGGGTGCCCGCTTCATGGTCACCTCGTCCGAAATGCAGCTGCACTCCGGGCAGAGATACCACACGTCCTTGACCTTGTAGGTTTTCTCGCCGTGGGTCTCGATGGTGTCGTAATCGTACCGAATATCTTCCCAGCGCAGTTCGTGGAAGCCCTTGCAGTGTGGGCACTGGGATACCCAGCGTTCCATTGTGCCTTTGACGTAGGACTTGGCGATGGCGCTGTGCCCCTTGATGGTTGGGGTGCTGACTTCCACAGCCTTTGCGTTATAAAACGTAGTCTGGCGGGCCATTGCCAGCTCCCAAGGGTCACCCTCTGTGCCGGCGCTCACTGCCCAGCGGTCACGCTCGTCACCCAGCACATAGCGGATGGGTTTCGATGCCAGAGCGTGCGCCTCGGTGGAGCCGCACATGGTCAGGATGCCGCCGGGGTAAGACTTCTGCAGAATGGTGTTGCCGCTGTCTCGGCTCTTGCTCTCTGCCACCTTTGCCCGCAGGGTAGGACAGTCTCGTATCATGGGAGCGATACGCAGCTTGCTGTACTCCTTGGCATCAGTCTGAACCGGGTGGATAAAAAGGATAGATCCGGGGTCAACGTCAATCGTTCTGCCGATGACATTGTTTTCAAATTCGCTCTTGCCGACCTGCGAGGACGCTACGACAACGATGTGATGGACGCGAGGGTCAGAGTATGCGTCCATGATTTCCACCAGATAGGGCGTTCTGCTGTTGCGCCAGCGGCCTTGTTCAGCAGATGCTTCCGGGGACAGGACGCGGTTTTGTGCTGCCCACTCGCTGACCGTCACGTTGGGCGGCGGGCGAATAGCTGCCACCAGCTTCGACACCAGAGCATTCAGGCGGTCTACTGCGGCGTTGTCACTCATCCTCGTCACCGCCCAGTTTTTCAGTCCACGACCGGCGTTCCCGGACGCGAGCCTCGTACTTGGCCGGGTCATAACGGAACAGAGCGATTTCCTCCGCAATCTGATTGACCTCGCCTCGCATATACTCTGCAACCTCGGCAGGGTCAGACAGAGCAGCAGCATTGATGGCCACCCGGCTGGGCAACGCCATCAGCGCACCCCGGATGGTGTAGATAAGTTCGGCGGTCATGGCTGCCACATCCTCGCTGCGGTGCATCTGCCCGGACAGTTCCTTGGCTTCTGCCTGCGCGATTTTGGCCTTGCTGGTCTTGAGCGTGGCCTCAGCCTTTGCCTTGACACGCTCAATCTTCTTGGCTTCATCTGCTTCTTCCTTGGTCAGCCCACCGCGGGAGACGCTGCCGATGTACGCTTGCACGGCATCAGACAAGACGAACTTGCCCCGGCTGACGGTGGTAAGCACACCGTCCTGTGTCAGCTGCTGCACTCTGCGGCCCGTGATTCCCAGTATCAACGCCAGTTCGGTGGTGGTCACGTTTCTGTCAGCAACTCTTTCTTTTGTAGGCATCCCGGAACCACCTCCTTTTCGGGTAAAACTATCTGGAAAATTCCTCAAAAATCGTTATACAAAGCGTAACGAAATGGCTGATTTTTCCCTCACTAACTAGCATGATTTCGGGGTCGTCGAGCCCGCTCATGGTAGGGTGCCCCCGTCACAGTACCTTTTCAGCACCGAACGACTGCTCCTGCCCGCTGTCGGGCGGGTGGAGTGCAGCTTCAACCATTGCAGGGTCATACACGAAGGTGAACTTCATGTCCTGCACAGGTACAGGCTTATCAACATAGATGTCTACGACAGGCATTGTGATACGCTCCTCTCTCAGATGCTGCGGATGACCTTGGCCTTGGAGTATGTCGGATGGTCTTTGGTCATCATGTTCAGGAACTCGTCTTTGGTAAAGCCGGACAGACGGAAGATTTCTTCAGGCTTCATGCCCAGCTGCTTGCCGATCTCGTCCACGGTCTTGCCCTCGTCAATGAGCTTCTTCACGATGGCTTTCATAGGGTCGAGCAGGTGTGTTCCGCGAGCTCGGTTGTGTGTGATGGTGCCGTATACATCGGCACTCTCGTCACCGTGATGGTCTACGACTACGACAGGCACCTTGCCGCCCAGCAGGGACAGCAGCGGTTCACGGCCTGATACTGTCCAGCGGTGGAAGCCGTCAATGATGGTTCCGTCCGGGCGTACCACGATGGGCAGCGTCCAGCCGTTGGTCAGGATAGACTGGATAAGCAGCTTCAGGTTTTCCTCGCTGACCTTGTTGGGGTTGTAGTCGTTGGCGTGAATAGTGTTGCGGTCTACCCACTGGAGGGATGCCAGCGGGGCGAATACATCAATGCTTTCCATGGTTCTGCTCCTCCTTGATGCGGGCGTTGTGGTCGTTGTAGATGGTGGTCCAGAGAATGCGCAGGATACGCATTTTGGGGTCTCCGTACAACAGGCCCTCGTACATGGTCTTGTAGTGCTTCTGCTCAGCGATGCCGTAGGTCTTGATGAACAGGCCACGCCAGTGCTCGATGTGGGACAGGGTGTCCTTGGCGATGGTGTAGCGCTCCGGGTGCAGGAACAGCAGGTCTTTGCAGAGGGCTTTATAATCCTTCTGTTCGGTGTCTGCTTCCAGCTCACGCCGCCAGCGATGTGCTGCATCGACCATGGAGGGGTAAAGTCCTTCCTCGTCAATGAACGTCACCGTCAGCTGCTTGGGGTCGAGCTCGCCGGAGAGAATCATCTCATACACGAGATTGGCCATGCACAGGCTGTCCTTGCCAGAGGAAAACGACAGATAGATTTTGCAGCCGTTGGCGAACACGTTGCGGATACGGATTTTCGCCGCCTGCAGCACGTTCATGCTGCTTTCCACTACTTTCACAGGCATATCAGTTCACCACACTTCGGGCAACGGATGCACCTGTGCTGCTCCGCGCCACTGTCCGCCTCTGGAGCAGCGGTTTGCGGTTCGGAAGGTGTAGACATCTCCAGCACTGGGGAAGGCTGCTGCGGGGCAGCGGAGACGGTAGGAGCCGGCTGTGGGGCGGGAGCCACCGAGTAGGTCGGTGTTTCGGCATACGGAACGTGTTCCTCTGCCTGATGGCGGTTGATGGGTGCGATCTCGTTTTCCGGGAAATCGCCATAGGAGCCGATTACTTCATCAGCTTCATCCGTGGTGCTGTTCAGCATTTCCAGCAGGTCAGCATCCCAGCCCGGAACGTCCACATCGCCGTCCAGTTCCTTGACCAGTTCTTCGATGGCATCCACATCGGTAAAGCCGAGTTCATAGACCTTGTTGTCGGCCATCATCAGCTTTTTCTTCTGCACATCGGTCAGCCCGGCCATCACGTAACAGTCGCAGGTTTCCCGACCCATGCGAAGCAGGGCTTCGTACAGACCGTTGCCGGCAATGATTTCGCCATCCTCGGCAACGACCAGCGGCTTCACCTGACCGAACATCTCAATGCTGCGGATGTACTCGGTGATTTGCTTGTCGGAGTGCCGGCGGATGTTGTGGGTAGGCTTATGCAGCTCCGCCAGCTTCTTTACCGTGATGTTCATCGTGCGGCCTCCTTCCTGTCAGAAACGAGGTCCAGAACGATGGAGAACAGGACGGCGGTTACGACAACGTAGATGCGGATCGTGCTCATCAGCTGCCAGATGCCCATAACGCCAAGCGGAATCAGGATCTGCCACGAGGCCACGGTGAGAACATCCAGTGCGAAGCCAAACTTCTTGCCGAAAACCAGATATTCGCAGTAGAGATAGGTAGACAGCGAGGAAATGGCGATGACCGTAATCAAGATAGCTTTCATTACGTTCAGCACCGGGCTGAAGCGCACCCACGTGAGCAGCGCAGCCAGCACCATGTAGATGCCAAACATCACGCCCGCCAGCACGAAGGCCTTTTTCATGTTGCCGCGCTTGGTGCCGTCCGTATTTTCATCGTTGTACTCAAACAGCGAATAGTAATACGGACAAGCAAATGGGCCGGGCAGCAGAAGTAAGCCGTTGTACACGCCAGCCTTAATACCAGCGGCGTTTACACCGTGGTCGATGACGGCGAACGTGCCGCCAGTGTACACCAGAGCAGCAGCCACTACTACGGCCAACAGGCCATAAACGACCACCCATGAAAAGCCATCGGACAGCACGTTGCGAATCATGCCGTCTTTGAGCAACATAATCAGGAACGCCACACAGGTGACGTACACGATAATCATGCCGCCCTTGGTTCCAATGGGTGTATCGCCAAAGATCTCGTAGATGCCGCTCATCTGCGTCCACGTCTGAAACAGCGTCAGCAGACCGATGAAGTAGAACATCGCCTTGCTCTGCATGATGCGCCGAATGGACGGAACACGGTCAGTGAACAAACCGAACGTGATACATGCCAGGGAATTGAACACTGCCCAGATGATTGCCGGAACTGCTCCATATCGCAATGCAATGGTGCGGAAGTTCATCAAGCTGCCTACTCCTGCCCACGATGCAACGATGGAGCAGGCGTAGAAAATAGTGGGACTTGCCTTGAATTTCGCCTTGATTTTCTGATACATGGAAAAATCTCCTTCTTTGCGGCTGGACACGGCGAAATGTCCAGCTTGCAGCACCTCAGCTTTTCGGGGTGCTGCGGTAATGCCACACGCAAAGGAGAGCAGCGTGCGGCTCGGAATCCTCCTTTCAGGTATAAAAATAGCGGCACCCGCCATTTCTGGCAGGCACCGCTTGGCTTGATTCGGATTTTGCATCCTAATCATATCACCGGGAGCATCCGTTGTCATCTGAATCCATATCAAAGCGTTGCTGCTCGTTGGCTTTCGTTCTTCTTCGTTGCTGGTCGTTCTTGTTTATTGCACGGCATTACGCGCCGTGTGAAACCGTCCTACACCGTCCATCACCGTGTGAAACAATCTGCATTGACTTTTGATATTTTCAGTTTGAATTTAACTTTTGGCAGCCAAAATGTAAAACTCATTTCTATATTTGGCCGTATTTTATGATAATTTGAGGTTGAATTTGAGTTTTTCGGGCAAAAATAAAAAGCCCCGCAAATGCAGGGCTTATCGGTCAATGTGATTCGAGGTAGTTGTAGGCCATCCGGCTGACCCCGGCTTCTGTGTAACACTTTCCGAGTGCTCCGGCAACTTCTGCCCACGAGTAGCAGCGGACAAACCGCAGCCGGAAGATCAGATAAAGCCGGGCATCCATGATGCTCTTGCAGTACGCCTCGACCTTGGGCTTTTCTTCCGCTGCCTGTTCCTCCAACCAGCGGACACGTTCATCCATGTCAGCCAGTTCCACAGCCAGATCCGCCACCTTGTCCCGAACACCGGGCGTATGTGGCATACCCGTCAGCTGTGGGGAGGCAGGATTGATTTTCTGCCGAAGATTCTCCAAGGCTTCACGGTCCTTTTCGAGGGTCATCTGAATGTCATAGTACCTAGACAATTCCTGTAATGTCACAGCCTACCTCCGTCATAATTCAGCTGCCGTTTTGCAACGGTGCTTCTGCTATTTTATCACATTTTGCCGTTGGAAGATAGACAGGAAGCCCAGAAATTATGTGGTCTGCTCCAATTTTGCACAATCCCGGCACCTTATAGATCTGGCCGTGCGAATCGATGCGCCGGATGGGCGGGTTAAGGGGTATGTAATTCTCACAAGACAGGCAGTTCATTCGTCCATCCTTTCTGTCACATAGCACCAACTCTGGGGCGGTCGCTGCGCTTCCACAGGCCGCATACCAAACCGCGTGTTTAGCAAGCCCGTGAATGCCCGCAGCTCGCGCGGCTTGTCATAAATCTTCAGTTCGGAGATGTGCCAGCCATACAAGTCTTTCAAATCTGCATAACGCATCCCGGACTTCCATCCGGCATAGTCTTTGACTTGCGGTACTGTGAGCAAGCTTCCAGAAATTGCAGACTCGATATCTTCTTTGACGACACAGTATTCAGGGCCAATGCGTCGGATGTCATCGCAGATAAATTCGCCGACAACCATTCCGTCAGCCCTGCGGTCGAATAGATTATGAGACCTATCGTCGAAATACAAATGGTCATCGGCTTTCCAGCAGAAAAATTTCGTTCCTTTCGTGCAATATATGTAGCACTTAAAAGGTTCTTTCAACGAGACCGGTCTTGTCTTACGGATTTCCACCGTTTTACAGCCCGAAAAGATACGGCTGCACCATTCGGGCCGTATGCTCAAAAGAACTGCTTTCACTTTTCGTCAACCTCCGCGCACGCCCTGCGGCAGGGTTCGCACTTTTTGTACGGCTCTTCGAGCCAGCAGTTGAACAGCAGGCACTTCGGCTTCCTGTATTCAGGCGGAGCCTTGTTTCCGTGAGTTTGGGTGCGTAGTGCATGGTACTTGCACACCTCTTTGCCCCAAAAATCTCCGCCGAATTCGCAACTTTCACGACCCGGCGAAACCTCATGCTTAACTGTGATGGTTTTCATTTTTTCACCTCCGGCGGCTCCAAAATCGGAGCCCACAGCTTTACGGAACCGAGGATTCCACCATCGGCTGGCCATCCGTGTTCCAGATACCACACACCGTTTTCAAACCAGCCTTTCATTGTGCAGTCGCTCTCGCAGCAAACCCACACGAGGTCGCTCTTTAGACTGCAATGCTTCTCTCCGGCGCACTCCCAGCATTCTTCGTGGACAGGCGGCGAGGTTTTAGCATCGTGCCACTGCATCCTGCGCACGAAGTCAACCACCATCTGGCTGGCCTCCCGGAGCGCAGCGGCCACAGCGTCTTTGCCGTTGAAGCCGTGGTAATACTCAATTTTGTCCAGCTCCGATGTGTCCGTTGCCGGGTCGATGAGGAGGCAAGCTTCTTCCAGCGTCATTCCTCATACCTCCGTGCATCCTTGTTCCAGTGCAGGGTGATGGGGTTGCCGCACTTGCAGGGAATGGTGATCTCCGGCTCCATAATGTTGGTCTTGCCCTTGGCGTGCAGCTCGCAGCAGCTGCACTGAAACTCATACGGCGCAAGGCCGCGCTCCAGTGAGATAGTGGCACCGCAGCGGCAGCCGATGGACATTTGCGCAACGTGGAGATATGTACCGAACTCCTTGCCGCAGCAGGGGCAAGTCAGGCGCAGAAGCCCACGTGCGCCGGGCTCCGGCGGGCGATTACTCTTTCTCATGGTCGGCTCCTTTCTCGGTCTGAAACCGAATCACTTCCCGGAACAGAAGCTCGTTGTTGTGTTCCGATTCAGTCATAAAGCTGATGTACTCCCGGAACAGCTGGCGGTCATGCTGCTGCCGGCTGGTTTCGCCCAGCAGGGCACCGATAGCCACGCCCACGGCCAGTATCGCAATGTTGATGAAGATCTGATCAGGCATTGTCATCACCCAGCACTTTCTCGATGAGGTCAAAGACCATTTCCCGGTCTTCAGTGGTCAGGAAGTCAGCCGCCATTATTTCAAACTTGAGGCGGTCAGCGTATTCTTTCAAATCACCCATGGTTTACTCCTCTCCCAGCTGGGCAAGGATCTCGTTGCCCTTGTCCATCAGTTCATCCCGCCGTTTTTTCTGCTCAGCCTCCAGCTTTTCCATTTCCGCCTGATACTTTTTCAGAGTTCCCGGCCGGAAATTCTTGCTCTTGCCCATGCGGATTTTTGCGGCAATTTTCTTATGCTGCTGAACGGTCTGGCGCAGTTCGGTGTCTGTGGTCAGAATCTGGTAGCGATGGTGGCAGCCGGGGCAGGTGAAATACTGCACCATGTAATCGCCGCTCCATGTACTGCGGATGCCGGCTGTCTGGATGCTGAACGGTGTGCCGCAGCGGTCACACTTTACAAGGTCGGTCATTCGCCATACTCCTTTCTGCACAGCTGGAACGCATTGCAGTGGTCATCACAGGTCTTGCAGCACTTGTCGCATCCGGGATGCGCCGCCTTGCAACGTTCGCAGGGTGCATCTGCCTTTTTAGGGGCATTGGTGGAAAAGATGGCATGGGTTCCGTTCTGCAATGCCTTTTCTTCGTCAGACATTTCATAGCCCAAGGCTACCAACAGAGTGTAAATAGCGTCGAGCCTGCCGTTTTCCTCCCAGCCGTACCCGCCGCTCTGGTAGTCGGATTTCCAGACCCAGCCCCAGTATCCGTTGCTGCCATCGTCAGCAGCCGAATAGGCCAAGGAGAGCAGTGCCTTTTCCGGCTGGTCGCTGAACACCGACGTGCTTTCCAGATAATCAAGCAGGTCAACGCTGTCCGTTTCCGGGGGAGCAACGCCCAGCAGCTTGATTGTCAACTCGTCATCGTAATTTGAATCGAACGCATCCACAGCAAAGCGGACGATTTCGCCCAGATGCTTTTTGCACTCTGCCGTGGAGAGCTGCGCCACAAAGTCCCGGCGCAGTTCAAACATATAGTTTGTGAGGGCGGCAAGCTGGTCCTTATAGAACTGTTCCTGCTGCCGCTTTTCCTCTCGCTTAGCCGTTTCCGCATTCTCTTTTCCCAAATCACGCTCTTTGTACAGGTCAATCTGATTTTCACTGACCTTATAGACATAAGCAATCTTGTCGGCATCTTCCGGCATGACGACTTCCTTTTTTGTGCCCCACTTTCCGTACGCATTTACATGCTCATGCGTCTGGTAGGAGGCCTGCGAATCTTCCGTAGCGAATTTTTTCAGCTGCTCAATCCATTCGGCCTTTTGATGCTGCCATTTTTGCTGCTCCAGCGCATCCTGCATGGCCCGGTTGAAGTTCTGCGTACCGAGGGTCTCCAATACCCGGTTTCGGGCTTCCAAGTCCTCGATTTTGTCCAGCTGGGCGAAATCGGACAGGGTGGCACCGCGCTTTTCGGCTTTCTTGAAGCTGTCGCGGTTCAGTTCCAGCAGCTTGATGCGCCGCCGGATAGTGGACTGGGAGAACCCCGACTTGTCGGAGATCTGCTCCACTGTCTGCCCGAAGTCCATCATCATCTGGAAGCCCTGCGCCTGTTCGTAGACGGTGAGGTCTGACCGCTGCATATTCTCAATCATCATGGTCTGCATCTGCTCCCGCTCGTCCATCTCCACGATGGCGCAGGGCAGTTTGTACAGTCCTGCCTGCTGCGCTGCTTCTGCCCGGCGGTGGCCGATGATGATGGTGTAGTCCTCACTGGACCACACAGCCTTGGGTGTCCATGCTGCCGCTGCT